TTAGTAGATTTTATCTGGGATATCTTGAACTCTCTGACACTAGTTGAACTATCAAGCAAAACACCTGAGTTGCTCGATTCGTCCACGCTTTCAATCAGATCTTCTTCCTCGGATTCGCTGTATTCGTCTGACATTGTTTCCATATCTGGTAGATTCAACAAAAATTGGTCAAATTCATCATTGAGTTGATCAACCTCCGCATCAGTTACCAAGTCCACTAGCTGATCATCATCAGAAGGCAAGGACTCACTTTTCTCCTCTTGTTTTACAGATAGTGGCGATGGTTTAAAGAGGTAATCATCAGTTGATAGGGTGACTTCATCTATTTCGTCCATAATCAAAAGTGGCAAGATGTCTTTAGTTCTAGTCATTTTATTCACATAAGATGTTAATTTTATTACTATCTCCGTCGTTTCAGACACACTACTTTTACTTATCGGCATGAACATAGTTCTAGATTCACCGTCAACGTCAAAGCACAAAAAAATATTCTTTGCGAATCTTCTGAGACTAACAAAAGGCCTTTCTGGCAATGAGTCAAAACTATAATTCCTCTGGACGTCTTCAGTGTGCAGCGGTTGCATATAAAACCCATCGACATAATGTGTTTGGTTGCATTCCCAATCGGATTCTTTAAAACTTAATGTGCTGGTGACAACCCTACCATGCATTTTTTGAACGATGTACTCGAATTTGCTGTCTTTAACACAGCTTCTGTGAGGTGAAAAAGTCTTTTTTGATATGACAAATCTGATGTTTTTCTTACCTTGCATACTAATCAACTCGTTGACTAAGAGTTCTCTATGATTCGAGTTGAGCTCATTCCAATCTCCAACCACTTTTGTTATATCGAGAACGTTTGTTTCTGCTGACAATCCGCTAATCACATCTGCAGGGATGTTAGATTTTTTGTCTGCCAATAGCCACTTGTGAAGATTGTCTCTGATTGTTTGATATATGATCAAGCTTGAATTAGCTACTTTCTTGACACCAGCGACTAGCCTCATTCCTTCAACAAAATTGCACACCACGCATTTCTGAAAGTCACTAGATTGCTCATCTCCATACGTCGAAGGTATCAAAACTTTGCCTCTATTCAAAGTGAATTTCTCAATCCTGGATGTGAGTACTGCTATAGACTTGAAATAGTCATATGGGTGGATATCTGTCAGACCTCCTAAAGATTTTGGAAGCAACTTCAGACTGATTTCATCTATTTTGTGCGACCTGGAGCCATCTAAAGAGTAATCATTGTTGTAATAAGTCACCGTGTATGATTTGTTCACATAAACTAAATCGAAAGTTGGTTTCCCCTGCTTGTTGTGCCTCAGTGCCTTCATATCATTAGATGCGTTTTTGACTTCAATTATTTTTTCGCTGAGTGCTTCATGATCAAAGAATGAGCTACATTGCGAGAAGCTGCTGAAATCCAATTCTTTCAGGAAATCAACGTGTGAAGACATTATCTCAAATCTTGAAATTCTCTCTTTATTGAAATATTCCTTGAGCTTTGGACAATTGACGAAATACAGCTCATGATGAACCGGGGTCTGAGGCATAACAAATCTTACGCAAGTGTCAGAATGAGATGTGTCATCCATCATCCTCTGAGGTATAGTCAGGATCAATTTCAGAATTGAAGATCTAGATTTGTTCTCAGTAAGTGGGGTGAATATTGAAGGGTCCATTGAACGTATCATTTCTTCAAAAGCTCTGTGATCTCTATTTCTTCTACTACAAAGGTTGACTAAACCAGACTTACTCAATCTCGGTATTATTACTTCTGTTGTTTCTTCTCCAGTTCCTTTCACATCGACAACAATATCACCGTATTCGTCAGGCATCAGCCCCGTGTAAATGTTTTCAATCCTTGAACAGACAAATTTAATCTCATCATCTTCCAAGTCCATCAGGTCCAAGCCACTGAGAGATTCCATCCCTTGATAGAACTTGCCTAGAATGAGATTTCTAGAAGGATTGACTTTAATAAGACCTCCAAGCTCAGTGGGAATTCTTAAAATGTTATCGAACCCTATGCATCTAGCTTGCTTAATCATACCTCCCATTAATAAGACGATGTGGTTGTTAATAATGTGGATCCAAGCTGAGCCTATGTATCCTAAACCTTTTCTGAGTGCTTCCTTGGATTGCTCACAAGCCCAATTCGCCATAGCTGAATAGTCGTAATCGAATGGGCAGTCTATAAATGAGTTTCTAATTTTGAGCTCGGAATTGTAGCAACCATTAACAGTCCTGTAAATGGAATTAAACTCACTTTTATGACCGCTTTTTGTCGATTTCTTTCTATTTCTAGTTATACCAGCCATTTTCTGAATCTTCAAAACGCAATTTGTGTGCTCTGAC